GTCAGCGTTGTGCTGTTGATGGTTGTCGTCGTGCCGTTGACCGTCAGATCGCCAGCAATGGTGATATTGGTGTCAAGCTTCGCTGAGGTGATTGACCCGTCAGCGATCTCGCTGGTGCCAATCGTTCCTGATGAAGCGGCTGTGATGCGGCCTTGCGCATCAACCGTTATGTCTGCTGTTGTATAAGATCCCGCAGTGACGGCAGTGTGAGCCAGCTTGTCTGCCGTTATCGCATCGTTGGCGATGTCTGCAGTTGCCAGCGGATAGGCGCTGACTTTGGTGCCGTGGATATACGCCAGCGATGTCCATGCTGTAGAGCCGTCGCCAACCTTGATATAGCCCGTGTCGGTCTCGTAGCCGATTTCACCCGCTAGCAGCGTTGGATTCTGAGACGCCCAGTTAGAAGCAGTGTCACGGCGTTGCTGCTGCAGCGCAGATAAATTGATTGTCATGCAGCAAGCCCCGAGTTAATGAGGTGAGAGCGGGCTGGTGTTGCCGAAGCACTTCCCGCATCGATATTGTAAAGGCGCTCTGGTGTATTGGGATTTGCGTTCTCCCCGTCAATGCGCAGATCGCCAGTATTGATTGAAATTGTCTCAAGTTCTACGCTGACAGTGAATCTGTCAAAAGAAACGTCTTCAATCTGAGGGGCTTCAGAATATCTCCACGCATAATCAAGACCAACAGGAGAAGTTGTATAGTCTCCCCATATTACTGAGGGCAGATAAAAAATTTCAAATGTACCTTTTCTTGCGATGTAATGATCCTTGATCAGGACCATATTTGCCTCTGTTAAATGCGAAAAAGACAAAGACAGGACTTGATTTACACGACGTGCGCCACGCTTGAACCCAACTGTTGTGCCGTCTAAGGCTGTTTGCAAATTAGCCGGGACATTCCCAGGCGCATAGGTCCGGACTGTTGGCGAGATAGAAGGAAACGTCGTCATGTCAAGTCGGCACGGCTATCAATTCGATTCTGACGTTAAACCGCCCAATCGTGCCACCTGACTCAACATTGAAAGTGCTGGCATATCGCCATT